CGTGGCAAAGAGCTGCCAACGGTGCTGAGGCTGGCGCTGGAGAGACAAGCCGGGGAATCCCGGTAGTGAACCCACAGGGCTCCTCCGGAATCAGCATCACAAAAGATGTGACGGGAACATTGATTGCCCAGGACCATGGTCATCATCCTGCTGTGTTGGACGATGGCTTCACAGTGGCGGGTTTCCTTACGGAAAACAGTGCCGAGTCACGAAGCATCGGCTATGAGGAAGAAAAGTCGCCCACAGTGAGAGCATCAAATACGCCCGCGGTACTTTATGATGCCCACGGGCGTGACGCCCGCTATAGCGGACCACACGAAGTGTCCCCGACGTTATCCCGTTATATGGGGACAGGCTCCGGCAATGTCCCGCTGAAGATCGAGCCTGCGTACACCATTGGCAAGGAAGGATACAGTTCGGGCGAAAAGGCCAATTTTAACTTCTCTGTGGACGAGGAGCTTGCGCCGACCATACAGGCCAGCGGCGCTGGTGCTGTCGCCGCACCGGAGGATGACAAGCCTCAAAGCAGTCAGGCGTTTGGCATCGGCTCATTTCATTCCAAGGGCATGCTGTCAGATAATCCGCATGCGGGGTATTATGAAGCGGATACTTCCAGGACGTTGGATCAGAGCGGCGGTTCGCCTCTGCCCAATCAGGGAGGTATCGCCGTGGTGGAGACCTACGCCCTTAGCCCCTGGGTGCATTCCGGCATCAATGAAGAAGTCGCTCCAACACTGATGTCCAGGGATTATAAGGACCCCAGTGTCATCAACGAGCGAGATGGTGAGTCCTCTACATACAGGGTTCGCCGCTTAACCCCGACAGAATGCGCTCGCCTACAAGGCTTCCCCGATTGTTGGTGCAGCGATTTGGGAACTGAGAATCCCACGGAAGAAGAGATCGACTTCTGGGTAGATGTGTTCGATACCTGGAACAGGATCAGCAATCCCGGCGGGAAGCCCAAGCAGCGTAAGCAAGTTATCCGATGGCTGAAGAATCCTTATACGGATAGCGCTGTTTATCGCCTGTTTGGGAATGCGGTATCGTTGCCCGTAGTTTATTTCATCCTCGCCGGAATTGCATGGGCAGCAAGTTCACAGTTATCATGATCGTATCGCCGATGACGCAGACATGACGTGGACTTTCACTGCCATAAGAGGTAGTATTACACCAACACAAATCAAATAAAGGGGGTTCAGATCATGTCTACGTTTACTTTCTGCTACAACCAGAGTGGGGAAAGCCGTATGCCTTTTGCGAAGGCGGTTGCCGAGATTCTCGGTGTGAAGCCCAAGTATACCGGGGTTCCCAGGTGCGCCTATATCATTGACTTTGCTACCGTGACTCGCGAGGGGAACATCGAAGTGGACGACCGGACCGACAATGCCAGGCTGATCAACCTGGTGCAGAAGCTCATGGAGCGCGGATACATGACGGAGCAAAGCGGATCCGAATGGGGAGATGCTTCCGTGGAAGAGCCCGTCCAGGCCGAGGATGTTGTCAACGCAGCAGTGGAGCAGGCCGCTGAAGAGGCGGAAGAGGCTCCTGCGGAAGAGCCTGCGCCTGAGCCTATTGGCACGACGATCTCGGTGCCGAGGGATATTTTCACCAATCTTGGCATTGAAAACCTGAAAAAGCTCCTGTGGGCGAAGAACGAACTTATCTGCCAGGCGCTGGGGATCGAGAACACTGAGATCGAAGTGACCGACGAAACCGTTTCCTTCCCTTGGTTTGGTGAGCTGAGTGCCGAGGAGATCAAGTATATCTCCCAGTTTATCAGTGGCCTGTGTGAATTTGCCAACACTTCCAAGCGGATCACTTCCAAGCACCGCAGAGAAGACAATCCAAAGTTCGCCATGCGTACCTGGGCCATCAGGTTAGGCTTCACCGGTGCGGAACACAAGGAACTGCGCAAGTTCCTCATGAAGCGTCTCCCCGGTGATGCCGCGTGGCGGTTCGGAAAACCGGATAACGTTCTGCCCACAGAGCCGAGGCTCCCGATCAGTGTTAATGTGAGCGCGCAGGGATTGGAGGCCTGAGGATGACACCGAATGATTTTGACGGGGCACAGCCCTTCGCCCGGGGAGACGCGGAATCAAACTGGGATTACGTAGTTAACTGGCCCTGGAAGGATAATCCGGGAAAAGCTGCCATATGGTTTGTGGCACGTTCGGGGAGCGGGGCAGACAGCGGGTATATGGGAGATTTGCAGCATATCCGGAGACTGATTCGTAAGGGCGGCTTCCACTGCACATTGACGTCTCTGGGGGAGGCGCTGCTTGATGGCTCCGAGCACTGATAAAAATCAAAAGACAGGCATCAGCGAAAGCTGGTGCTTTTTTGATGGGAGGAATCAAAATGCCAGAAACAACAATTCCGCAGGGAACATTCAAATACGGGAGCACAGGCGATGATGTAAAAGCCATCCAGCGTCGGCTGAAGGAACTGGGATTCTTTTCCGGGACTCTCGGAGGCCACTATCTCACGCTGACCCAGGATGCGGTAAAAGCATTCCAGAAGGCAGCAGGTCTTACCGTAGACGGTATCTGCGGGAAGAAGACCCTGCCTGCGCTTTTCAGTGATAAGGCACCCTCGAAGAAAGCCTCCGCGTCCCAGTCCTCCACATCGTCAAAGATGGCCTCGGCTCCTACAAAGGGTGCGGCTGTTCCCGCCAAGGGTACTGCCAGAGAGATGGACTGGTGGAAGAGCGATATCCAGAAGATCTTTGCCAAGGGTGTGACCGCCACAATCACAGATGTGAAGACCGGACTGGCCTGGCGCGAGCAGCGGCGAGGAGGTTCCAATCATGCGGATGTGCAGCCTCTGACAGCCACGGATACCGCAGCGCTTAAGAAAGCCTACGGTGGCTCCTGGAGCTGGAAGCGGCGGGCGATCTTCGTCACCATCAACGGCGTCAACTATGCGGCTTCCATGAACGGAATGCCTCATGGCGGATCGAGTATCAGTGGGAACAAGTTCAGCGGCCACCATTGTATTCACTTCACCAATAGCCGCACGCACGGGAGCAACCGAGTGGACGAGAACCATCAGAAGGCGATCCGACAAGCGCTAAAGGCGACGCTGTGATGTTCAATCGCGGACAAGAGAGGAAGGGGGTGCGTAGATGGGACAGCGTGGCAGGAAACCGAAGCCGTCCGCATTACGATTGCTTGAGGGCAATCCGGGCAAGAGACCTATAAACCAGCGAGAGCCAAAACCAGACAAAAAGGCCCCGCCCTGTCCAAAGTGGCTGGATCCGGAGGCCAAAAAGGAATGGCGCAGGCTCTCAAAGAAGCTGGAACAGCTCGGCATACTGACTGAGGCGGACATGAGCGTGTTCGCTTCCTATTGTCAAGCATACGCGCGATGGAAAGCGGCTGAGGAGATCATATCCAGCCACGGATTCATCTCCAAAACGCCTTCCGGTTATCTTCAGGCAATTCCCCATGTGGCGATTGCCAAGGAGTATGCAAGGATTATGAACCGCTGCGCAGAACAGCTTGGCCTGACGCCGTCCTCCCGAAGCCGACTGGTTGCCGGCGAGACCGGCGGAGCCACAGTGAAGGACGATATGGAAGACTTGCTTGGAGGTAGATGATGGAACAGAGGCCGACCGATTATCCTAAGCTCAAGGATTATAAGCCCACACGGTTTATGCTGGAGACGAGTCACTATGACGAGGCGAAGGCAGATCGCGCCGTTCGTTTCATTGAGAACCTCTGCCACACGAAGGGTAAATGGACAGGGCATCGGTTCTGGCTGCTGCCCTGGCAGGAGCGAATTATCCGGGACGTGTTTGGGGTGATAGATCACAATGGCTACCGTCAGTTTCGGACGGCTTATGTAGAGATACCAAAAAAGAACGGCAAGAGTGAGCTGGCAGCGGCCATTGCGCTTTATCTTCTCTACGGGGACAACGAACCATCCGCCGAGGTATACGGAGCCGCTGCTGATCGGCAGCAGGCATCCATTGTGTTTGATGTTGCCCGTCGCATGGTCGAGATGTCGCCGGCTCTGTATCGGCGAAGCAAGATCATGGCCGCCGGTAAGCGCCTGGTCAACTACAATAACGCGGGGTTCTATCAGGTCCTCTCCGCAGAGGTCGGAACCAAACACGGCCTGAACGTCTCCGGCCTGGTGCTGGACGAGCTCCACGCACAGCCCAATCGTAACCTGGTGGACGTGCTGACCAAAGGCTCCGGTGACGCCCGTACCCAGCCTTTCTACTTCCTCATTACTACAGCGGGCACCGATCGCAACAGTATCTGTTATGAGTACCATTCCAAGGCATCGGATCTTCTGACCGGGAATCGCGTTGATCCTTCTTTCTACCCTGTTATCTACGGGCTTGAAGATGGCGATGACTGGAACGATGAGAAGAACTGGTACAAAGCCAACCCTTCCCTTGATCAGACCATCCAGATAGACCGCGTGCGGGATGCCTATCGAGAGGCGCTTCAGAACCCGGCAGAAGAGAATGTCTTCCGTCAGCTTCGCCTTGACCAGTGGGTGGGCAGTTCGGTTGCCTGGATTCCTGAGCATGTTTACGACCAGGGCGCGAGGGAAATCAATATGGAAGCGCTCAAAGGCCGCGATTGTTATGCCGGGCTTGACCTGTCCAGCACAAGCGACATCACGGCGTTTGTCATGGTGTTCCCGCCGAGGTTTGAGGGTGATGAATACATCATCATTCCGCATTTCTGGCTGCCAAGGGAAACGCTGAACCTTCGCGTTCGTCGTGATCATGTTCCCTATGATGTCTGGGAAAAGCAAGGCCTCTTCCATGTTACCGAAGGCAACGTTGTAGACTACAACTTTGTCCGGCGCACCATCAATGATCTGGGAAAGCAGTACCACATCCTTGAGATTGGAGTTGACCGCTGGAACGCCACCCAGCTCATTACGGACCTGGACGGCGACGGCTTCACTATGGTTCCCATCGGTATGGGCTTCAAGGATATGAGCCCTGGCATGAAGGAACTGTACAAGCTCCTGCTGGAGGGGCGCGTCAACCATGGAGGCAATCCCGTCCTTCGTTGGATGGCAGGCAATGTAGTGGCGGAAGTCGATGCCGCCGAGAACATCAAGCCCAGTAAGAAGAAGTCCACGGAGAAGATCGATGGTATTGTCGCCCTGATCATGGGGCTGGACAGAGCAGTCCGTCATGATCAGGCCGGCAGTGTGTACGACCAGCCGGACCGTGGGCTGGTCATTTTGTAGGAGGAGATCATTTCATGAGGATACCCAGCATCTTCCAGCTATTCAAACCCCGCGATGCCCCTGAATTGCTTCCGGATATTGAAAACAACGTCCGCGATTCCGGCACTGTTTTTACCTTTGGAGTAGCGGACAGCGGCGAGCGTGTGGACGAGAAGTCCGCGATGCAGATCGCTACGGTTTACGCCTGCGTGCGCCTGCTGGCGGAGTCCGTCGCTCAGCTTCCGCTTCATCTGTACAGGTACACGAACAATGGCAAGGGGAAGGAAATGGCTGTAGATCATCCCCTTTACTGGCTGCTCCATGACATCCCCAACCCGGAGATGACCAGCTTCACATGGCGGGAGACAATGATGACGCACCTGCTCCTGTATGGGAATTCCTACAGCCAGATCATCCGGGATGGCAGGAACGGCGTGGTTGGCCTGTATCCTCTGCTGCCTGAAAACGTTGAGGTAGACCGTGATGAGCATGGAGAGATTTACTACATCTACCACGCCTATTCGGATGAAACTCCGGGCGAAAAGAACAAGGACATCCTCTTCCGTAGGGATGAGGTACTCCATGTTCCCGGCCTGGGCTTTAATGGCCTGGTCGGCTTCTCCCCTATCGCCATGATGAAGAACAGCCTGGGCGCTGTCCTTGCTGTTGAGAAGTACGGCAGCTCGTTCTTCCGAAACGGCGCACAGCCCATCGGTGTGTTGGAGCACCCTGGCGTGCTGAAGGATCCTGAGAAAATCCGGGTTCAATGGAGGGAGACCTACGGCGGCGCTGGAAACGCCCATAAGGTCGCAGTCATTGAGGAGGGCATGAGCTACAAGCCCATCAGCCTGCCGCCCGAGGACAGCCAGTTTCTTTCAACCCGTCAGTACGGTGTTGAGGAAATCTGCCGCATCTTCAATGTGCCGCCCCATATGGTGCAGTTTCTTCTGCGCAGTACCTTCAACAACATCGAACACCAGTCGATCCAGTTCGTGAAGCATTCCCTGATGCCCTGGCTCATCAAGATCGAAATGGCCATCATCAAGGATGTGCTTGTGGGGGAGGAACAGCGCAGCTTCTACCCCAAGTTCAATGTGGATGGCCTTCTCCGAGGCGATTTTCAGAGCCGAATGAACGGCTACCGAATCGGCATCAATAGCGGCATCTACAGCTTCAACGAAGTGCGCGACATGGAGAACCTTGACCCGATGCCCGCCGAACAGAACGGCGATGAGCATGTGATGAACGGCAGCTACATCTTTACAAGGGATATAGGGAAGGCATACGGAGCCAACGCTATGGCGACACGGGAGAAGCTGGAAGCAAACCCTTCTCCGGGCAGCGAGGGTGAGGATCAGGCAGATGAAGCACCGCCTGAGCCGGATCAGGAAGCCGGAGACGGCAGGCCAGCCCGTGAATCTCCCGGTCACGCAAGGCGGAAGGCCGAGCGAAGAGCGGCACGGCAGGGCAATAAAACAAGCAGGAAATAGGAGTGATGCGATATGCGCAAATTCTGGAGTTGGATCAAGGATGACGGCGGTGGCCGCGTCCTCAGACTGGAAGGGCCTATCGATGAGGAATCCTTCTGGTCGGATGGCGTAACCCCCAAGGCATTCAGGGAAGACCTGTACGCCGAAGAGGGGGATGTGACCATCTACATCCACAGTCCCGGCGGTAACGTGTTCGCCGCCGCCGAGATCTACACCATGGTACGTGATTATCCCGGAACCGTTACCGTGAAGATCGACGCGATTGCAGCCAGCGCCGCATCCGTCGTCGCCATGGCCGGTGACCGTGTGATGATGTCCCCGGTGGCAATGCTTATGGTCCACGATCCGGCCACAATTGCCATGGGGAACTCGAAGGCGATGGAGAAAGCCATCTCCACGCTGAACGAGGTCAAGGAGAGCATCGTCAACGCCTATCAGGCAAAGACGGGGCTTTCCCGCAACAAGATCGCCAAGCTGATGTCCGACGAGACCTGGATGAACGCCAAGAAGGCCGTTGAACTGGGATTCGCCGACGAGATCATGTTTGACGATAAGAAGTCCGATCCGAAGGCCGACCCTGCCGGGCAGGGAGACGGCGAGAAGGACGGCGACGACGCCCCGGAGGAGGGAGAGAATGGGGAAGTCCACCTCGAAGGCACGAAGGTTGCTGACGCACTGGAGGGATTGCTGTATTCTACCCGCACTATGGGACAGGCGATCCTCAACAGCATCGGCACTTTCGATGAAGGGGAAGCCCCTGACGAGGGATCAGCCCAGGATGACAGTGATGCCGATGAAGCCCCTGCCCAGGACGAAGAGTCTGTGCAGGACGAGACAGCCACAGATCAGGCAGTCACCGAAGATGCGCCGCAAGGGGAAGCAAGCCCTGTGGCGGAAGATTCCGCTGCGGAGGAAGCACCTGTGAGCGACATGTCTGACGAGAAGAATGCCACGTCCGTAAAGGACAAGCCCGATCCTGACGAGGATGAGGATGATCCTGACGAGGACAAGCCTGATCCTAATGAGGATGAGCCTGAACCGGACGAGGACAAGCCTGATTCACATGAGGACGAGCCTGATCCCGACAAGGACAAGCCGAAGGACAAGCCAGCCCCATCCAACATTCTTCCCGAGGGCTTCATAGCCATTGATCAGAATGGCAGAACCCAGGACGGCAGTGTGCCGTACATCATTCTGAAGAACCAGCTGGACAGAATGCGCTGATCTGACCGGCTGTTTTCTTTGCCTGCGGACTTGACATCCGGGGGCTTTTCCTATGCCTGCAAATCGCTGTAGGCGCACCAATCAACCATTATATGGAGGAAAACCAACATGAGTAAGATCATCGAGCTGCGTGAGAAGCGCAATACCCTGTGGAACCAGACCAAGAACTTTCTAGAAGAGCATCGCGATGAGAACGGCCTGGTGGCTGCTGAGTTTGTCGATCAGTATGATCGCATGTCTGGCGAGGTCGCCGCTCTGGGCGCTGAGATCGAGCGCCTCGAACAGCAGGCCGAAATCGACGCGAAGCTGTCCCAGCCCACGTCCAAGCCCGTCCAGATGAACCCCATGGCCCGCAAAGACAACGTGAAGCCCACCGCTACCGATGAGTACAGCCAGGCTTTCTGGAGCCTGATGCGCGGCGACGGTCACCTGATGGAGGTGCGCAACGCCCTGTCCGTGGGCAAGGATGACGAGGGTGGCTTTACCGTTCCGGACGAATTCGAGCGTCGTCTGATCCAGGGCCTGGAAGAAAACAACATCTTCCGGCAGATGGCGCACGTCATTCGTACCAGCTCCGGCACCCGCAAGATCCCCGTGGCCAATGATACCATGGAGGCCAGCTGGATTGATGAGGGTGAAGCGATTCCCGAGACCAACACCAACTTCAAGCAGGTCATCCTGGGCGCCTACAAGCAGGGAGCCATGATCAAGGCCAGCAACGAACTCCTGAACGACTCCGCCTTCGATATCGCTGCCTATATCGCGGATCGATTTGGCAAGGTCATGGGTCGCGCCGAGGAGAAGGCTTTCCTGGTCGGTACCGGTGACAAACAGCCTACCGGTCTGCTGAACGATACCACCGGCGCTGAGCTGGGCGTGACCACCGCCTCCCAGACCGCCGTTACCTTCGACGATATCTTCAAGCTGTACTACAGCCTGAAGGCTCCCTATCGCGCGAAGGCGACCTTCCTGTGCAACGAGGAGCTTCTGCTCCAGCTGATGACCCTGAAGGACGGCCAGGGCAATTACATCTGGAAGCCCGCCCTGGACATCGGCAAGCCCGACACCATTCTAGGCCGTCCCATCGTCACCAGCGGCTACATGCCCGGTGTGGTCAAGGGTCAGAAGGTTCTGGCTTTCGGCGACATGTCCTACTATTGGATCGCCGACCGCTCCAGCCGCACCTTCCGTCGTCTGAACGAACGCTACGCCGAGTACGATCAGGTCGGCTTCATGACCACCCAGCGCGTGGATGGCAAGCTGATCCTGCCCGAGGCTGTGAAGTACCTCAAGATGGCCGGTACCGCTGCTGCCAACAGCGCCAACGGCTGATCGGCAACTTTCGCGCACTCTGGAGCCACCCATAACGGGTAGCTCCGGACCTTTATCAACCACAAAACCTCACAGAGGTAAACACGGAGGATAAAACACATGGATTCTATCGTCACGAAGAACTATTCCACGGACGAGGGCAATACCTGGGTCATCGGCGGCAAGCTGGTCATCGAGGACGGTGCTGAAGTGGAAGGACTGAGCGGCGCAGGCCAGGCCAGTGGAGCCGCGGCCGAAAACCAGGCCGCCAGCAACGCGACAGCCGTCGCCGCGCTGAAAAATGACTTCAATGCCCTGTTGATCAAGCTGAAGAACGCCGGCATCATGATACCCGATACCTGGAATATCACCGCCGGTCTTGCGCCGACACCCACCGAGGAAGTGCTGGTTTCCAACAAGGAAAAGGCCAGCGTGTCCCTCGTTGACGGCATCATCACCGTCACCGTCGATGTGGACGAGCTGACCGAGTCCGCCAGCTCCGAGCCTTCCCAGGGCACCCACAAGTGGCTGGCGCTAGAGATCGGCACAGGCATCAACGACATTACCGAGGTGAAGTACAACGGCTCTCCCCTGACTGCACAGGATGTGTCCGATGCCCAGGCGACCGGCTGCGCCACCGGCAGTTTCGTCATGTACATCAAGACCGAGGAAGTCGCCGAGACGCCGAAGGCCATTGCTCTGAGCGCAGATGGCTACGGGGAGACCTCTCTGACCATTCAGGTGGTCGCGCCGACTGATTCTGATCCGGCAGAAGACGACCCGGAAGAGGACGACCAGCCTTCCACCAACACGGCTGAGTAATCGGAAGGGGGGGATGCCGACATGATTCAGACGCCCGTCGTGTCCCTGGACACAGCGAAAGCCTATCTTCGAGTGGATTCTTCGGATGAGGATGCCCTGATCGGCATCCTCCTGAAATCCGCTGAACAGCTCGTTATGGACGTGGCTCGCCTGAGCGCATCCGATTGGACAACCATCCAGAAGGTCATGACGGATGACGACGGCAATGTGATCTCCATCCACACGAGCTTGATGAAGCCCACCGAAATCATCCAGATGCGAGACTTGCTCCGTATCGCCATTCTCTATACCGTCGGGTACCTGTACGAACACCGCGAGGAAGGGGATCATCACGACCTGACCCTCACGCTTCGCAGTCTGTTGTTCGCCATTCGGGAGGGAGTGATCTGACATAGATCATGAGATCGCGCGGTTCAACGAGCGCATCACTTTCCAGAAGAACGTGGTGACTGTGGACAGGTACCAGAATCACGTCAATGTCTGGACGGACTACTTCTCCTGCTACACCTACGCCAGCACCTACCAATTAGACAGGGAAGAGGGCAACCCTGTCATCCGGGAGGATCAGACGATCACCTTTGAGGTGCGCTACTGCTCCGAATTGAAAAACTTGGACAGCATTCATTTCCGCGTTCTGTTCCACGGCGATGTGTACAACATCCAGAACGTTGACATGATGAACTACCAGCGTAAGACCATCAAGTTACGGTGCAAGCTGGTCGGAGGTACAGCATGAGCCAGACGGTTTCCGTAGATGAGCTTGCGAACGCCATCAATGAAGCCTTGCAGGAATACGCCACGCTTGCCGCTGATGACATGAAGAAATGCATCAACGAAGCCGGAAAGACAGTGCGCAAGGAGATCAAGGGCCATGCGCCCAAGGGCACCGGCCAGTACGGGAAGAGCTGGCGGGTCAAAAAGGTTCATGAGGATAACCAGCATCTGGAGCTTGTGGTCTATTCGCCCTCCCGGTATTTCCTGGCGCATCTCCTCGAAAATGGCCATGCCAAGCGCAATGGCGGACGGGTCAGCGCACGTCCCCATATTGCGCCTGCGGAGGAGATCGGAGAGGACGAGCTAATCAAAGCCCTGGAAGCGGCTCTGGCGAACCATTGACCCGCCACTTCACCCTTTAAATCCAGAGAGAAACCCATTATGAACGGAGGTACACATGTCCCATTTCACTGTAGCTGTCCTGCATCGTCCCGATCAGGACGTGGAAACCCTTCTCGCTCCCTATGATGAGTCCCTCCGGGAGGAGAAGTATATCGACTATACCCGTCAGGAAGCCATCGATCATGTGCGAAAGCATTATAAGCACATGGCTGACAAGACCGATGACGAGTGCTGGCATTACCTGGCCGACGATGCCGGAGAGGGTATGGTGGATGACGAGGGCAACATCTATTCCACCTACAATCGGAAATCCAAGTGGGATTGGTGGCAGGAAGGCGGTCGCTGGGGCGGCATGCTGAGACTGAAGGTCGGGAGTACGGCGGATTCCGCCAGGATCTCGGATATTGATTTCGCCCCGGACGAAGGCCAGTACAAGGCCGCCCTCCGCTTCTGGGATGTCATCGTCGAGCATCAGCCCAAGCTGCCCGGCGAGGATTTCCTCTCGATCTACAGAGACGAGTATTACCGCCAGTACTATGGCGACCGCGAGACCTACGCCCGCACCATGGCTTCCTTTTCCACCTACGCTGTGGTCACGCCGGACGGATGCTGGCACGAAAAAGGCCGTATGGGGTGGTGGGGAATGAGTTCTGAGACGCCGGATGAAGCCAAGTCCTGGGAGGCTGGCTATATGGAGCGGTTCATCGAAGGTGCCGATCCGGAGCTGATCCTCACAGTTGTGGATTGCCACATCTGACGGGGGAGGCTCCATCATGACCTACACCCAGATCGCGGGCATGGTTCAATCCATCGGCCTGCCTTGCGCTTATGATCACTTTGCGGAAGGGGAAAGCCCGCCCCCGCCCTTTGTGGTATTCCTTCTTCCCGGCACCAATAACTTCATGGCGGACGGCGAGGTCTACGAGCAGGTGACTGAGGTCAGCATCGAGCTGTACACGGATCTCAAGATGCCCCCGTTGGAACACCGGGTGGAGGATGTCCTTCGAGCCTATGACATCCCCTGGGACAAGACGGAAGTCTGGATCGAAAAAGAGAAGATGTACGAAGTCCGCTACGAGCTGGATGTGCTCTACGAGTATGACAGCGACGACGCGGACTGAACCCAAACAACACAGCGGCTTATGCCGCACGGAGGTAAATCATGGCCCAAAAGTCCAATAAAATCAAGTATAACCTCAAGAACGTCCATGTTGCGAAGATGACCATCAATGAGGACGGCACCTTTTCGTATGGTGTTCCGAAGCACATCCCCGGTGCTGTCAGTCTGACGCTGGATGCCGAGGGCGACAACACGCCGTTCTATGCGGACGGCATTGTGTATTTCCGCACGATCAGCAACAACGGCTACACCGGCAGCCTGGAGATGGCCCTGATCCCCGACTGGTTCCGGGAAGAGTACCTGCAGGAATCCAAGGATGCCAACGGTGTGCTGGTTGAGAACGCCGACATCAGCGATCAGGTGTATTTCGCCCTGCTCTTTGAGTTTGACGGCGATCTCCGGAAGATCCGCCACTGCATGTACCAGTGTTCCGCCAGCCGCCCTTCCGTGTCTTCGCAGACCAAGGAAGCCAGCATCACGCCCGTGACCGAGACCCTGAATC